GAACGCTTAGCGCTGACGAGTCCATTACTATGATCGCTGATGTCATAGAGGATTGTAATACTGTGATGCTTCAATGGCGTAACTCACTAGGCGGTGACGAGTGTTTCCCCTTCCAAGTAAATCAGGAATACACATGGCACTACTCAGACCGGAAAGCAAAGCGGTTGACTTTGTACGCTGATAATCTAACCCTATCACAATGGGAAGCTATTCAGGGACTTAACACCATAGGCGAATTATACAAGACTCCTATTACTGAAATGACCACAAGTCTTAACAGGACTATGGCAACTATTGGCCAGTCTGTTTACGTGTTGAATTCTGACGGCAGTAAGACAGGTGTCAATGTAATCGGATCACCGAATACAACCAACACTAAGCAAAAGAAACACAGCGCGTTTGTTACTATCGAATATCCTGAACTGTTTTTACAATGACGCAGATATTTGTAGGCGATACATTAGTCGATCTTTACCCCAACACGGTAATAGCCTTGACGTTTTCGGCTACCAACCTAGGAGATGTTAAAAGCCGTGGAGCCAGTTACACTAACGCGGTAAAGATTCCTAAGTCAGAAAACAATAGAAGGATTTTCGGCTATGCTGACAATGAGAAAACAACAGCCTCAATAATCTACACAAATATTTCATGTAGAGTTTTAATTGATGGGGTTTTGATCCCTGAGATGAACGTCCTTTACCTAACTGGCTCGGGTGATTCTTATGAAATGTCTATCTATACTAACGAGGTGGACATGTTGGGAGCTTTAAATTCTCCATTGTGTAGCGAGTTAGATTTTGGAGTAAGCGAGGTTTTAGATGATACATTCGTAACATCATACAGAACCGGATCGGCTGACTTCGTTGCCGCAGTTTTAGATTATGGAAAGGGTATAAGTGCGCAAATACTTAAACCTGAAACTTTCAATTCAGAGAAATGGAAGGTAGTTGAAAGGTCACGACTTGAACCTTGTCGACTAGCCACAACGGGTAATAAAACTTTGAGCGGATTATCTGCTGTTGATGGTTATACTCCAATAAACGGAGATAGGATTTTAGTTTGGCAGCAATCCACAGCCTCAGAAAACGGGGTTTATATAGCTGACTCTGGAACATGGACAAGGGCAGCAGACTTTGTTCAGATAGCTAATGTTAGGGATATAGGGGTTTACATTCAATCAGGATCTACATATTCTCAGTACTGGTTCACTCAAACAGCATTAAGCGGAAACTTTGTTTTTTCTTCTGCGCTCGCATCGGGACAACAGGCTTTTACATGGGATAGACCCAAAACAGCGATAGGATCATTTAATGGACGGGTGCCTTATTCAAGTTATTTAGAGTGTGAATTTCCACTTGCATCGGTTCCTAATATTTTTGCTAGCGAAACATGGGACTTTTCAATAGACTGGAATGTCACAGTATTATCAGGAACACCGGGAGTATACCTAAGAATGTATCTCAGGAAAAATGACGGATCACTTGTAAACGTTATTGATGATTTTGCCAACACCACCACCCCTAGAACAGCTACAGGATCAGCAAGCGCGTTAGATAGTTACACACACATAGTTTTTGCAACCATTATAAACACCGATAACGGGAGTGTGTGGCCTAGCGTGGAAATCACAAACCCTATTGATATAACGTACACGGACATAGTTCCAAATATCAAAGCAGATTGGAACCTACCATGTATAAAGTTCTACCGGGCGATCGAGGAAATATTAGATTCACTAGGAACGAATACAATCGAGTACCCAAATAGTGATTCTTCATACTTTGAAAGTTTGTTATTGACTTATTCAAGGGAGTATTACGGGTATTATGATAAAACCGCGATCACAGAAAGCTCAAGTATAAACCTAAGTAAGTTTATTTTACCTGACATTTCGCAAAAATCTCTATTGATCGAATGGCTTTACCGTACTTACTCACTAATACGAGTTAAAGAAGGAGTGATCGAACTGAAGCCCGTTTACAATATCATCAAAGATAAAGTAACGAACGCGGTTGATTGGACTTCGAAACGAGTAAGAGCGACAGATCCAATAGGATTTATCAATAGCCAGTACGGGCAAACAAACTACCTTGAGGACATCGATACCGAAAGTGATTTATTGATAGTTAAAAATGACAAAGTAACGCCTGAGCCACTTATTTCAAACAAGGGGACGTTTACAATTTCAGACACACGATTACAGGAAGAGGTAACGGTTTATAAATCTATTTTATCGTCCTCACAAATTCGTGAAGACTACTTAGGAGCAAATAAAACCTATGCACCTGTTTACAATGCATTTTCTTTAGACAGATTTGATTTTAAAACTAAGCCAAAGTTAAGAGTACTTGAAGGATTTGCCGGAGGTGCTTTTGCTCCCGCTATTTATATCGAGGAAGTTTCACAGACCGGAGCCATGTACACAACGTACAGATACTTAGCTACAACTTTAAGGGGCGCGAATTGGGATGCAGCCGTTTTAAAATCTTATAGTAACTACGTGGAGGCCATCCAGCAAACAAAAGTTATAGAACGTAGCTACATATTGACTGCAATTGATATTTCCGAACTGGATTTATTCAAACCGATATACGATGACGGTTCTTATTTTTTGATTGACAAGGTTTCAAACTATGTGCAGGGTAAGCCGACCAAAGTAACACTCTTAAAGATTTAATATGGAGGAGAAGATTATCTATGATGTTGAAGTGAAGGGAGTTCAGTCCATTGAAAACCTAACGAAAGCAAATAAAGAACTTCGCGAAGAGCGCAAGAAGTTAGACCTTCAAAGTGAGCAAGGGCAAAAGCGCGCGCAGGAAATTAATAAACAACTTGACGCGAATACCGAAATCATAAAAGAGAATTCGAGCGCATTAGAAAAGCAGCGTTTAAATGTTGGTAACTACTCAGGGGCGTTGGATAAGTTGGTTCCGGGATTAGGGGCAACAGCGAACGGGTTTACGTCCATGCGAACTACGGCTATGGCCTTTATCGCTACCCCGATAGGGGCGGTCATTGGTGCGTTAGGATTGGCTATTGGTGCTTTGACGGCTTTCTTTAAAGGATCAGAAGAAGGACAAGACAGTCTATCAAAGGCAATGAACATAGGCAAGGTAATTTTTGAGCAGGTTACCGTAGTCGTGGAGAAATTAGGGGAGGTTGTATTTAAGACTATTTCGTTTGTAGCTGATCTTGCCATGAAGGTTATAAACTTCGTAGCCCCACAGATTGGTAATATGCTTCAGCAGTCTATTGATGCGGCTAATAAGATAACAGAACTTGAGGACTCAATCGATGCCCGTGAAAATGAATTGATAGTAAGACGTGCGGAGAACGCGAAGAAGGTGGCTCAACTTCGTGAACAGGCATTAGCTTTAGAAGGAAACGCTAAACGAAAAGTTATTCAGGAGGCTATTGATTTAGAAAAGCAGTTAGCCAGAGAAGAAACAGAACAGGCGGCTAACCGATTGCTTTTATTGGAGGAGCAGATTAAAGTAGGAGGCAACGCCACAGAGGAACAGAAGAAACAACGGGCGGACTTAACAGCCGCAAAGATTAACGCAGAAAAAGAAGAGTACTCAAGTACTTTGAGATTTCAAAAAGAGATTGAAAAGTTAAATGAGGAGTCGCGTAAGAAGGCAGAAGAACAGCGTGCAATTGACGCAGCTAATCGAAGGGCATCAAGCGAGACGGCTAACTCAGAGGAGATAAAGATCAACCAACTTCACAAAGAGACTTTAATCACTCAGGAGTTAGATTTCAATAAGGCTATTTTAAATTCAAGACTTTCCATAAATGAAAAAGTAAGGGTAGCAGATGAGAACGCTCAAAAGAATAAGGAGAGGTTACAGGAAATTGAAAAGGCATCGGTTGAGGCAACAGTCTTTTCAGTAGGTCGCTTACTTGGTGTATTCAGGAATAAAAACAAAGTAGCGGCATCGGGCGAGGCGTTGATTAACACCTTCTTAGGGGTGACCCGAATCTTACAGGCTCCCGCTACTCCGTTTATAGAACCATTTGCGAGTATTACAAGGGGATTGAATATAGCGACCACATTAGCCACAGGGTTTAACGCTATCAGGCAGATAAATTCAACCCCTGCATTTGCGATGGGTGGAAAGGTTACCAACGCACACGGCACAAAAATAAATCGCTCCAATGGTGACAACATTCTTGCAACTGTAAAAATAGGCGAAGTTATTTTGGATGAACGTCAGCAGGCTATGTTAGGAGGTGACGCAACATTTAGACGCATGGGAGTGCCGGGCTTCGCTACGGGTGGGATAGTTTCGGATACCGCAAAGAAAAGCGAATCTATCTCTTACCAGTTTCAGCTATATGATGCGATCAGATCAATTCAGCCAGTAGTAACAGTGGAAGATATTAACATAGGTCAAAGTCGGGTAAACGTAATCCAGTCACGCGCTCAGGTGGTATGACAAGATTAGAACGCTATGAATCAGGGCAAGTAAAAGAAATGTATAAAGATGGTTTCATCGCGGAGCCACTTGTAACATATTACCGTTACTACTTAGTCTATCAAGCGTACAAAGCAAAAGGACTATCAAATAATAAATCGTATCAATATACTTCGGATGAATGCGGTTGCAGCGAGGTAACAATCAGAAAGGCGGTTAGGTTTGTTAAGTCTTAGCCTGTAATCGTCTACAGCATCTTTATAGTTTCCTATTTGCGAATTGTTGTAAACTTTTTCTTGTGACATTGCCATTTGCTTAATCTGTTTATCTAATTCTGAACACCTGCTAATAGCATAGTGAAAATACTCTGATCTTACATCGGTTTGTTGTGCTTGTTTTTTCCAGTAACGGGCTTCATTGACTAAATCGATATATTTACTCATACCCAAATTTAAACACTGATAACCTACTAAACAAATACCTTTAGTATATTTGAATAACCGCTTACGCAAATTTACTGCGTGATCGGAAAGATAAACATAAACGGACATATTGGAGACTCGTTTGTAGACCCACAAGGTCAGGCACACGCGGGAACAAATCTACTATCTGTAATCGATCAGGTTACAACCTATCCAGAAGCAACATCATTCGAAATCTCAATCAACTCACCGGGCGGATATGTAGACGTGGGCGATGCGATTTATGATTATCTAATCAGCCTCAAGAAACAAGGCAAAACTTTAACAACTATTCAAACTGGTTTAGTTGGTTCTATTGCTACTAAATTATTCTTAGCGGGTGACCGTAGGATTGTAGATGATCGCTATCAGTTCTGGATACATAACCCTTTCCAAGAAAATGTAAGCGGTGACGCGGACGCGATGCAATCAGCAGCCGATCAATTGGGAGCCGTTGAAAAGAGCCTCAGAAAGTTTTACGGAGACTTCACGCAAATAAGTGACGAAGGATTGGACGGGTTAATGAAAATCGAAACAGGTCTTACAGCCGATCAGTGCATAAAATTCAAGTTTGCTACTGAAAAGAAATTAGTGCCTGCTTTTAATGCTATCAAATTAAATAAGAATAAAATGGCAAATAAGAAAGAAGATGAAAGCCTAAAAGCTCAATTGATGGCTTTGTTAGGCGTAAAAAGTAAAAAAGGAGTTCAGCCAAAGGCAGAGATTCCGGGCGGTGAAGCCGCTAAAAACCTTGTAGTAAACCTTGCCGATGGAGCGGGTTCATTCTGGGTAGAAGGTGAGGCAGTAGCAGAGGGCGCAAACGCTTTCCTATTGGACGCTGACGGACAACCAACAGCCGAACCTTTGGCCGATGGAGAATATCCACTTGAGGACGGCTCAAAAGCTACCGTTGCGGGGGGTGTGATTACCGCAGTTATGCCAGCAGAATCGGCTAATACCGGAACTGTAACACTTGAGCAAGTTCAGGAAATGATCAACGCAGCCTTGAAAACAGCTAATGAGAAATCAGCAGCCGAAATCGAAGCGGTGAAAGAGGAGGCTAAAGTAGAATCTGAGGCAAGGATTCAGGCTCTAAAGGCTACACTTAAACTAGGAATTCAACCTAAGAACCCGGCAATCACAGGAGCAGGGGTAAAACTTGAGTATAAGTCAATTAATGACAAAATGAGAGAGAAGGCAGAAGCAAGAAAAAAACAACTTAACAATAACTAACGATGGCAAGTCCAGCACTAACAAGCAATTACAACGGTGACGTATTAGATTATATTATCACCGAGGCAGTTACCGAAAACGAAGCAGTAGCAAAAGGCTCTGTTTATGTTATTCCTGACGTGCCAAATAAGATTTCCATCGCTAAGATGGTATCCACTTCAAACCCGATCAGACGCAGGGAGGCAATGCCTACCACAAAGAGCGCGACCGTAACATGGTCTGAGGCTACTTTGACTCCTGTGGAGATGCAGATTTATATCGATGATATTAATCCACGTGTCTTTGAGGCAGCTTGGAGACCATTCCAGCCTAAAGGCTCTTTACCTGATAAGGTACTTGATCCAAACATCCAAAAAGTGTTTGCTGACATTGTGCTAAGACAGGCTCAAAATCAAATGGGTCGTTTGTTCTGGCAGGGTGATACCGCTTTGGCCGCTTCTGATCCTTTGTCATATTTCAATGGATACGTAACTCGTGCGATTGCATCAGCTACGAACATTGATGCAACGCCTGCCGGAACAATTGCAATAGGAACGGTACTTGCAGGATTCGCAAACGCAGATGCAGCTATCCCGGATGCATTGTACGAAGACCCTGATATGGTTTTCCATTGCAGTACAGCGACTTTTAGATTGTATCAGAACGCGGTTATCGCTCAGACCTACAAAGGTCAGGGTCAGGCCGAAGTAGTTCCGCCAATCTATAAAGGCCGCGAGATTAGATATTATGCTGGTTTCCCTAACAACAAGATTTTAGTTTGTCGCGCAACAAGCGGACAGGATTCAAACTTGTACGCAGCGACAGACAAAGCGAACGACATTGAAAATTTAGTAGTAGGTAAACTTCGCCCTGAAGGTGAGTTGTATTTCTTGCTTGCTAAGTTCAAAATGGATGCAAACTTTAGCATCGATAGCGAATCAGTTTACTACACAGGTTCTTAATCATTAAAATGAAATAAAATGGCAGCAGTAACAACATTTACAAAAACAGAAGTAGATAACCTTACCTTTAGTTCAGGCGGACGGAAGGCGTTTACTCAGATTTATGAGGCTACAAGTATCCCGGCATTAAAGACAAATTGCCTTGAGCAGCGGGTTTGTTACGCCTCAATCACAGGAGCCATGACGATTAATGCGGCTACCGTACTTGCGAACCTAAGACAGTGGGATAAAGTTATCTTCATTTTCACGGGAGACGCAACAGGTAGAACCGTAACTTTTGGCACTGGCTTTTCATTCTCAGCGGCTACTTTAGTATTGGCAGCATCTTCAAAGGATGGCCGGGTGGAATTTGAATTTGATGGAGCTACTTTAAGAGAAGTTACACGTTATACTCAGGCTTAAGATATGGGATGCGGAACAATTACCATAGGATCAAGAGCAGACTGTGAAGCACCGTTAAAAGCGGGTACGCGTTCACGTCTGTTCTTGCTAAACTATGATGACCTGATCAGCACTACAGCTTCAACCAGTACACCTAATTTACTTACCGCTTTAACATTCGCTACAAATACGGTTTCGTTTTTGTTCGAAGGCTATAAGCAGGATGTGAAACCCTCTCAGGAGATTATCGCACCAAGTAACGGGTCGAACCAGTTTAAGCATAGTGTTGGATTTATCGTTTATGAAATTTCCCAAACACAAAAGAACAACCTTCAAAAGTTGGCTAAAGGGAATTTCATTGCAATCGTTGAAAACAAAGGTAAGAGCGTTGACGCTTTTGAAGTGTACGGATTAGGGTCGGGAATGGAAATTATCCCCGGTTTAGCCCGTGACTCATACGCGAACGGAGGCGGTTATATCATACAGCTTGCAACTCCCGACAGCGAGTTTGAGCCTAAACTTCCTCAGACCTTGTTTATAACTGATTACGCTACTACGTTAGCACTTGTTGAAGAATACGCGGGACTACCAACTGTAACTACTTTGTCTGATTTAGCCCTTCAGGTTGCTGGTGGTGATTCGTTGACTGTGACTGGTACAAACTTCTACGGCAATACGGCTTCGAGTGTGGTTCTTTCTGCTTATTGGGTTAATCAAGTAACCGGGGCATTGGTAGCACAAACAGGCTTAACCGTAGCGAGTGATACTTCTATAACTTGTACGACCGTAGCATTAACCGCAGGTTCTTACAGATTGCGAGTAACTACTTCGCGCGGTGTAGCGGACAGCACACAGGTAGCGATTGCGAGTTAATTATTCAGAATTTTTTAAACTTGGGGCTGAGTCGTAAAGGTTCAGCCCTTTTTTTTAAATTTACATAACATTTAAACCCCTAATAAAATGAAATGGAAAGCAAAAAATGACACTTGTGGAGTTCCCGGTAAGGGCTACATAAAAGGTGCAGACTTCAGTCAGGAAGATGAAGATAATATCAGAGCTCGCGCAAAGAGTCGTGGGATTGATGAGAATATCTTCTTTATTAACGCTGGATTTGTTCGTAATAACGAAGACGGTCAATTAGAAATCGTTGAAGAACCAAAGCCTAAGAAAAAACGCGGTGAATAATGGGCTACCAAGTATTAAGATATGACCCTGATGTTAAGCGCCTCAGAACGTTCGTAGATCGTACTGAGGGCATCCAATGGTATACACGTAACAACCTATACCCTCAGATCGTGGAGGCCGTTAGGGATCGATCTTACACAATAAAGTCGGCTTGTGACAGACTGTCCAAATTTCTGAGGGGAGAAGGGTTTGAGGACAAGTTACTTGCCGACCTTGTTGTAAATTCAAAAGGACTCACACTAAACAACATCCTGAAACAAGTAGCCATTGATGGGGCTTCGTTCTCCGGTTCGTTTGTTGTCCATCTTGGAGTCAATATGAACGGGCAATACAACAACATCTCTGTATGGCCACTGCAGTACTGGCGATTTGGGTTACCAGATGAAAATGGAGATGTTCACGATTACAAGTATAACTCGAATTGGGAGCGCGACCCTTACAAAGAATTAAGCAACGCCAAAAACATTATTGAGTATGACAAGTTTAATCCAGATCCTGAGGCAATAAAAGAAGAGATTAACGAACATGGACTAGCTTATAAAGGTCAGGTTTTTTACTTCACCCCTTTGGAAGATCAATATCCTTTGGCAACGTTCGACAGCGTATTAGATCAAGGCCAAACTCAGGAAGAAATAGGGTTGTTTAGATTATCATCTATTCAAAACGGACTTAACGCTACAAATATATTTTCATATCCCGGTAAGTTTGAGGACAAACAAAAGGAACAGGATTTTATAGAAAGCATATCCCAATTTAAAGGGGGCGCAGGAGCCGGTTCTACGATTGTGATCGAGGATGAAAGCGGAACAAGGAAAGCGCAGGATTTGGTTACCCCTTTGAGTTTGCAGAACAACGACAAGATACATGAGTTTATTTCTAAGGATGATAAGAATGCGATCATGGAAGCATTTGCAATGCCTAAAGGTATTTTAGGGGTTCTGCCTGAAGCCGGAATGTTTAATCAAGAGAACCTACAACAGGAGTATATTTATTATAACTCTATAACCAGAGACTACCGGACTGATATTTCAGACGCTTTCAGAAAGATTTTTGCAAACTGGCATCAACCTGTAAACGGTACTTTTAAAATTAAGGAATTGACCTATGGACAAGCGAGTATTAATAACCCTGTCTGATTTAAAAC